CATCACGAAGTCCGTCACTGCTGGCACACCGGTCGTTTTCAGATTTGATGCCGCCGGGAGCCGCTTTCTCATCAAGAACTTCACCAAAAGCCCCATCTCCTGCAAAATCCTCGATGCTACCATCTGCATCCCGGCAAACACAAGTCAGATGGTGGCCACTCGGCAGCCGCCGCAGAGCTTGGAGGACTATACTGACACCATCACCGTGACGGCCAGCGAGGAATACGAGCAGGGGGTGGAAATTCAGTGCATGGATTACTGATCGAACCCGAAATCGGCGGTCAAATGGCCTATATCGGCCTCGCCGTTGGCGTATATGGTCAGGGCGACATCGAGTACAGGCACTCCACTGGAACTGCCGTTTTTATCGGCGTTTTATGCGATTCCACGAACGTGATTACAATCAAACCGAAAGAGTAAGGAGGACCCCCACATGGCAGACTTAGAAACCAATTACAGCGACCCGGCCTACTTACTCTCCGAAGTAAACAAGGCCATCGCCACCGTCATGGTCGGCGGTCAGAGCTACAAAATCGGCTCCCGCAGTCTGACTCGCGCAAACTTGACAGAGCTGCGGAACCTTCGTGCAGATTTGGCGGCTCAGGTGGACGACCAGAAAGATTCTGAGTTTTTCAGAAGCACATATGTCGCCTTTTTTGAAGGGAGATAACGATGAACTGGTTTGATAGAGTAATCGGGTTTATCTCCCCGAAAGCGGCCTGCACAAGAGTAGCATGGCGGCAACAGCTCGACTTGCTGCGCGGTTTTGGCTATGACGCCGCAGACAATGGCCGCTCAAATATGAACTGGCGAGCCGTCAATGAGGCCGCAGATCTTACCGATCGCAGCGCACGCGATGTCGTCAGAGCCAGAGCGCGGGATCTGGAACGCAACTCCGACATCTTCAATGGCGTCGTTTCCTCCTTCAAGCGGAACATCATCGGCACCGGATTCACGTTGCAGGTTCGGACCGGCAACGACGAACTCGACAGCCAAATTGAAAAGCTTTGGAAACGCTGGACCAAAAAGCAGAACTGCGACATTACCCAGCAGCAGAGCTTCAATGACCTTCTTCGGATGGCCGTTGTCCGAAAAAAGGTGGATGGCGGCATCATTTTCAAAAAGTGCTACACAAAAGGCGGCGTCTTACCGTTCAAGCTGCAGGCCTTGGAAGTTGATGAGCTTGCCGGTTCTGTTGCATCCCCGCATACCAAAGGGAACCGTGTCGTTGGTGGCGTTGAGCTTGATCAATACAATCGCCCGGTCGGCTATTGGATTGAGCAGTACAACATCGACGGGTGGGAAATGAATGAACCCGTTTATTATCCCGCCAAGGACATCATCTTCTACTACAGCAAAAAGCGACCGAGCCAGCTGCGCGAAATCAGCGATATGACGCAGAGCCTCACGCGCATCCGCGATGCGAATGAGTTCATCACCGCCGTGTCGATGAAAGAACGTGTCGCCGCTTGCTTTGCATTGCTGATCAAGCGTGCCGTGCCGCTTGGCGGCCTCGTTGGCCGTGCCAACAGCGCACAGGACTCGCAGGGCCGAAAGGCTTACAATAACAGGATGCTCACGCCCGGCATGGTTTCGGAGCTGAATGCAGGTGATGATGCTCAGGTGGTGGATCCCAAGGATTCCAGCAGCGACGCAACCACCTTTCTCAAACTGATCCAGCGCCTGATCGGCTCTGGACAGGGCCTCAGCTATGAGGCAACGGCCCGAGATATGTCGGAAACCAACTACAGCAGCGCCAGACAGGGCATGATTGAGGACGACCTCACCTATGCCGAGGAAATCGAACTGCTTCAGGAAAACCTCATGTCTGAGGTCTATGAAACTTTTCTGATTTCGGCAGTCCTCTCCGGAAAAATAAGCATCCCGGACTTCTGGGCAGATCCCAGTAAGTATATGGAGCATAAATGGACGGCTTCACCGAAGCGCTGGATTGACCCTCAGAAAGAGGCAGGGGCAAACAAAACAGCTTTGGAATCTGGGATTAAGAGCTTCAAGCAAATTTCCGCAGAGCAGGGCTGCGACTGGAAAGAGCAAATCGACGATATGGCCGAAGTCGCAGCTTACGCAAAAGAAAAAGGTATTCAGATTGGAGGTTCCAAGAGTGCCGAAAAAAGTACCGAAGAACCCGTCAAGCCGAAAACTCCCGACGAGTAACCAAGGCTTGCAGCGGGACTTCATTGCAGCAGGGACAAACATCCGCGCTGTTGATGACGACAAAGAAAATCGCACATTTGATCTGAGTTTTAGCTCCGAGGAACCCTGTCAGCAGTGGTTTGGAGTGGAAATCCTCGACCACGATCCTGCAGCGGTTGACATGAGCCGTATGCAGGATGTTGGCGTTCTGCTTTATAACCACAACCGAGACAAGGTAATCGGAACGATCCTCCGCGCATGGATCGAAAATGGCCGTGGCATGGCGACCGTGAAGTTTGATGATGACGCAGACAGCGAAATCATCAGAGCCAAGGTTGCCAGCGGCACCCTCAAGGGCGTCTCGGTCGGCTATCGCGTGACCAATTACGAATCAGTCAAAGAGGGAGCAAAGTCCCTTGATGGCCGTTTCGCCGGCCCGTGTTATGTCGCAAAGAAATGGATGCCCTACGAGATCAGCATTGTGTCAGTCCCCGCAGACGCAACGGTCGGTGTTGGCCGTGAACTCGGCGAGGATGGCCCGCAGCCTGATGCTGCGGAACGCCCGGCACTCTCATATTTTGAGAGTTGCATCACGGCAAATAAAAACCACTAACAGGAGGTACAGCATGAACAAAAGAGCATTGATGCAGCAGAAGATGCAGCGTCAGCAGGCAATCCTCGCAGCCGCCCGCACTGCAGGCCGGGACATGACCGAGGAAGAAACCCGCGAGTTTAACTCGCTTCAGACTGAGATCGAGGCCCTGCGCCCTGAAGCGGAAGCAGAAGCCGAAGCTGAGCGTCAGGCGCAGATTGAAGAGGCCCGCACCGCAGAACGTCAGCGTGTGACCGAAATCACCACCCTGTGTCGCAACTTCGACACTGACCCTCAGCAGTACATCACCGGTGGCCAGACGCTGGATCAGGTCCGCGAAGCTATCATGAACAATATGATTCAGAACGGCGCACCCGCCCGCACCGGCATCCATGTGACCAAGGACGAGCAGGATAAGTTCCGTGCAGCCGCAGCTGATGGCCTTATGATTCGCAGCGGCAATGCTCCTGCGCAGGCTGCGGATGGCGCTCGGAATTTTGCGGGCATGAGTCTGCGGGACATCGGCATCGAGTGCCTGAGCCGCGAGAATGACAAGAGCGCAAATGATTACCTGCGCATGGCTCCTGACGACATTTATACTGAGTTGGCCCGCGCATTCCATAATCCCGCCGCAGCGTTCCCCGCAATCATGGATCAGGCTATCAATAAGAGCATTGTCCACATGTACAGCCATGTGCCGACCACCTTCGAGAAGATCACCCGCAAGGGCACCCTGCGTGACTTCAAGCGCACCGACGGCCACAATTACCTGATCGGCGGCGTTGGTGAGCTGCTGCTGGTTCCCGAAAACGGCGAGCTGAAGGCAGACACCCATCAGGAAGCAACCCTGCCGCAGCGTAAGCTGGACACCTACGGTCGCCAGTTCAGCATGAGCCGTCAGGCCTTTATCAATGACGACATCGGTTTCCTTTCCGAGGTCCCTGGCCTGTATGCGGCCAAGAGCAAGAAGCAGATCAACAAGGCTGTCTACTCTATCCTGTACGGCAACGGCACGATCTACGATGGCAAGACCTTCTTCCACAACGACCACAAGAACCTCATGTCTACCGCCAGCGCACCCAGCGCCGCTGCGATCCAGAGCATGATTCAGCGCCTGCAGATTCAGGAGGACCAGTTCGGCGAGGCTATCAACCTGACCCCGAGAACTCTGGTGGTTCCCGTTGGCTATGGCTTTACCCTCCAGACCATCTTCGGCAGCCCCACCATTCAGACTACCGAGAACACTCAGGCTGTCAACCCGCTGTACAATTACCGCTACCCCATCGAAATCGTCGAGGACGCCACCCTGAATGTTCTGGCTGGCACCAATGCCTGCCCGTGGTTCCTGGGCGCAGGCAAGGACGAAACTGCTGGCATTCAGGTGGACTACCTGAACGGTCAGGAGACGCCCACCTTCCGCCGCAGCGAAACTGCTGGCCAGCTGGGCTTCGTCTGGGATATTTGGCTGGACTGGGGCATCACCGTCATGGACTACCGCAGCTTCGTCAAGAACCCCGGCGTCAAGCTGCCCACTCTGTAAGACAGGAGGAACGAGCAAATGATTGCAAATTACCAGCAGCCCGGCTCTACCATTGACTTCATCAATAGTACGAGCGATACCATCAAGGCCGGTCAGGTCGTAAGCCTGACCACCCGCATCGGCGTTGCGGGTACCGAAATTGCAGCGTCTGCCGTTGGCAGTCTGCACGTCAAGGGCGTCTTCTCCATGCCCAAGGCTACCGGTGCCATCGCAATCGGTGCCGCCGTCTACTACAACGCATCGACCGACAAGATCACCACTACCGCCAGCAGCGCCGTCCCCGCAGGCTGGGCCATTGCCGCAGCAAAGTCTGAGGATGCAACTGTTCAGGTTTGCATCGGTTAAGGAGGCCCCGCCATGACCTACGTTGCAAACAGCATCGTCACTGTGGATGGCAAAGAGTACCGCCCCGGCGATACCATCCAGACGCCCGCCGATTCGAAGGCGCTGGGGATTCTGGTCGGCATTGGATATGTGATCCAGCGCCCCTGCATCGACGATGCGCAGCAGCCCGCCGTTCAGGCGGATGCAGCCAGCGAAGCAGTCACCGGCAATTTTAGCCGGAACGAGCTGGAAACAATGACCAAGGCCAACCTTCAGAAGCTGGCCGCAGACCTCGGCATTGATGCTGCAGCAGAGCTGAGCAAAGCAAAACTCATCGATGCCATCGCTTCCGTCGAGGTCGGCGTCCCTATTCAGGAAAGCGAGTAAGAACCATGGAGCTGACATTCAAAAGCGCCATTGAACAGGACAACAAGGAAGTCTTTTTGAACGCCCAAGAGTTTGCGGACGGTCACACGATCAACGGGAAACAAATGCCCGCCATCGTTGATGACAACGAACTGTTGGAGCGAGATAAGGCACATCTGCTCAATGCGGATATTTCTGGGCTTTACTATTCAAGGCGGCTTTTGTATGTCGCCGCTTCTGATTTTGGCAGCCGACCGGTCCCCGATTCTTTTTTGCAGCTTGATTCTGCCATGTATCGCGTCAAGTCCGCGACCGAGGAGGCTGGAATTTATGCTATTGAAATCGAGGCGGTGAGAGCATGAGCGAACCGTTTGTGGTAGTTGACGTTGACGAGGGGTTAGAAAGAATTTTGCGCAGCTTGCAAAAGCTCCCCGATCAGCTGGCAGCCCCGCAGGTTTTGCAAAAAGCGCTTAATACCACGGCCCGGAAGGCGCGAACTCGCCTGATCAAGGAAGCCGGGAAGCGATACGCCCTCAGCAAGCCGGAGGCTCTAAAAACCGAAAGCAAAGTGGAAGCCAGCACCAGCGACACTTCTGCAGCGATTATTTCAAAAGGCTCCATGCGTGACATCATGGACTTTTTGACACAGCCCAACAGCGACACCGCAGCAGCTGCTGCCCAAGTTTTGAACAGCGGCTCTATGAGTCCGCTGGAAAGCAACGGAATGAAGGCATTTGTTGCACGGTTCGCAAGTGGGCACGTCGCAATAGTGCAGCGTCAAGCCAACAAGAGGTACACCTCTGCCGGAGCTTCTACCCGTGCAGAGAAGTACGGCAGCGGCGTTGACATGACGAAGATCAAGAAGCTGCTTTCTCCGGCTGTTCCCCAAATGTTGGGAAATGCAGAAGGCGTGGAGGCGGCGCAAGCGCTGGTAATTGAACTATTGAATAAAGAGCTTGACAAGCAAATTGAAAAGGCTCTTGAGTAGGAGGCCATATGTCTGAAATCACCTTGGAAGATGAACTGGTAGCAGAGCTCCAAACCCTTTTTGAAGGGATGCAGCTCCAAACCCCAGACGGGCAGCTGGCGCAGATTCAGGTATTCAAGTACGATCTTCCCGCTTTCCTTGCAGGGCAGACGCCGGTGCAGGAGCCGTTCATAGCGGTCTGCCCGACAACCGGCCAAATTTCCGAACGGGGAGCCTCGCCCGAAACGGACATAGGACTCGGCATTCGGATATATAACCCCGCACCAGAACACGCCGGAAATGATGATCTTATGAGCATCATTCGGAGGATTTGTCTCCGCTTTGCATCCAACCCTTACATCGGGAAAAAGCATGAATGCAAATACCCAATTAAATGGACGTTGAGCGAAACGTCCAGACATCCATACTACATCGGAGCGGTCGCATTCAAAGCAGAAACCGCGCAACCGATTTATCAGGAGGTGCCTTCTATCAATGGCGAATGCTACTAACAATTCCTTGGTTTACATCGGCCCGACCATTCCCGGCGTTGCCTACAACGGCACAGCATACCTCAATGGCCTGCCTCCCGCGCTTGAGGATGCAATCCGTGAAACCCCCATGCTGCGGCAGCTTCTGGTTACGCCCAGCGCCCGCCCGGATGCACAGGCGCAGATCTCCCAGCAGAGTGGCCGTTTCTATTCGATTTATAAGGCCGTGCAGACTAAGTTCGGCCAGAAGGGAGTGAAATAAATGCCTCTCTATCATGGCGCATATTCCAGCGAAAAAAGCACTTCGCTGGTTAGCCCCGTAACCAGCAGCGCTGGCCTTCAGGTATATGTCGGCACGGCTCCCATCTACCTGACCAATGACCCCGCTGCCACGGTCGGGAAGCCCATCGTTTGTTATGACTTCGCTGCCTGCCAGCAGCAGCTGGGTTATTCGGACGATTTCAAGAACTTCACCCTTTGCGAAGCAATGGACGCCAACTTCCGCGTCTTCAACAACGCTCCGGTGATTTTCATCAATGTCCTTGATCCGAACAACAGCAAGCACGTCACGAAGAACGTGGAGGAAAGCCTGACACTTTCGGAGGATGGTGTCGCCGCCTATTCCAAGAAGTACGTTCTTCTGGACAAGCTGACCGTAAAAGCCAACAGTAAAGAGCTGGTGATGGGAACGGATTACATCGCCGAGTTTATGGAAGGCGGCGGCCTGCGGATCACGCTCCTGATTCAAACCCCCGTCGACAAGACCATCAAGGTCGCCAGTACGTCCCTGAACCCGGAGAACGTAAGTACGGCGGACATCGTCGGTGGCTACAACAGCGTGACGGGAGCAGAAACCGGCGTCGAGTTGATCCGTCGTATTTTCCCGCTCTATGGTCTGGTTCCCGGTAGCCTGCTGGCACCCGGTTGGTCGTCCAACCCCACCGTCGCAGCAGCGCTGGCCGCAAAGACCAATGCCCTGAATGGCAACTTCAAGTGCATGTCCCTCGTTGATATTGCAGCGGATGCAAACGGTGCCACCGTTTATACGGACTGCAAGAAGGCAAAGACTGACCTCGGCGCAACGGACATTCGGACCATCGTTCTCTGGCCTATGGCCCAGATCGGCACGAAGAAATACCATCTCTCGACCATCTGCGGTGCCCTTCTGGCCAGCACCGATGCGGAGCATGGCGATGTGCCCTACGACTCTCCCTCGAATCTGGCCGCAAAAATCACCGGCACCATTCTGGCGGATGGGACTCCGGTGTTGCTGGATCAGCAGCAGGCCAATGACATCCTCAATGCGCAGGGCATTACTACCGCCATCAATTCTATCAACGGTTACGTGCTGTGGGGCAACTGCACCGCAGCATATCCCGGCAACACTGACCCGAAGGATTACTGGATCAACTGCCGCCGTATGTTCAACTGGGACGCCAATAATTTTATTTTGACGTATTTCCAGCATGTTGACCGCAATTACAGCCGCCAGCTGGTCCGCACTATCGTGGACAGCAAGAACATGACCGGAAACGGGTATGTGGCAAAAGATTACATGGCCGCCTATAAATGCACCTTTCTGGACAGCGAGAACACGGAAACCGATATTATTTCCGGCCATCTTACTACGCATACCTATCTGGCGCCCTACGTCCCCGCGCAGTACATCGAGAACATCGACGAGTTCGACGTTGAAGCGCTGAACGCGGCCCTGAAAGGAGAGTGACCCTGAGTGAAAGTAGTCCCTACTAAGCTGACCAAGTTCAATGTGTACGATGGATTCACCCATCTGGTCGGTATTGGCGATGAGGTGACGCTCCCCGATTTCGAGCCGCTTTCGGATACCGTATCTGGCGCAGCGTTTCTGGGCGAATTTGATGATCCTACCGTGGGTGCCTTTGGCAACATGAAGATGGACATTCCCTTCAATGCCCTTACCAGCGAAGCCCTGAATATGCTGGATATGCTGAAGGTAAAGACCATCACGCTGGCTGGTGTTGCCCAATGTCTGGACGTGGAAGGAAACATTGTTTTTCTTCCGACCCGCGTCGTGATCCGTGGCCGTGGAGGCACGCTGAAAGGCGGATCATTCAAAGCGGGCAGCGGCACTGGAACCAGCGCCTCCGTCACCATTTTGGCCATCACTATCGTGGTGGACGGCGAAACCGCAGTCGAGCTGGATAAAGTAAACCCCACCTACAAGCTCTGGGGCGTGGATCAGCTCGCCTACATCAAAGCAAACTGCTAAGGAGGTTTTTCTAATATGAACGCACACGTTTCTCCTGCACAGGAAGCACCGAAACAAACCGCAGCCTATGAGGATCCCGCCCTGTATGGCGGTTTGGACGAACCTTCTCCTGCCGTTCCGTTCCCGGACGCAGATGCCGAGGATGAGGACGAGGATCCGCTCGTTTTGGAGCTGACCACTCCCTATACCTTCGGCGGCGTTACCTACGAAAAGCTGGATCTTCACGGCTTGGAAGGCCTGAAGGCGGGTGACCTGAAGCGCACCACGAAGCTTTACATGAAGCTGCATCCGGCAGCAAACCCGGCCACGTTGGAAAGCAATCTGGAATTCACTTTCCTGATCGCAAGCCGCATTCTAGCTCAGCCGCTGGAATTCTTCGACGAGCTCCCGGCTCGTGATGCCATTGCACTGAAAACCTCTATCGTGGGTTTTTTGTACGGCGCGGATGGTACGGACTAACCCCAGATGGAGTCACAAGACTTTGCATCAGCCTTTCTGTGGCTCTGAATTCCGATATTAAGAATTTGGAAAGCTCGTCAATTGACGAGCTGGCCGACATGGCAAAAGCGTACAACGATTATATGGCGGAGGTGAAAGCGCAGAGTGGCCAAAAGCAGTAAAATCTACGAGCTCATGCTCAAGATCGGAGCCAAGCAAGACAGCTCTCTGAAGAAAGCCTGCGCCGATGCCGATAAGAACTTGTCGAAGCTCAGTAAGAGCGCCAAGGCCGTCGGCAAGGTGGTTGCTGGTGCATCCATTGCAGTGGCCACCACGGTCGCAACTGCCGGTGTCGCCGCCGTGAAATCCGGCATTGATTATCAGAAACAGCTCGCCAACGTCTCTACGCTGTTGACCGGAACTGAAGCGGAAATTTCAGCGAGAACAGCGGAAATCGGAAAGGACATTTTGAAAGTGTCCAACGATACCGGCGTCGAAACGGCAAATTTGACCGATGGCATGTATCAGGTCATTTCCGCTTTCGGCGACAGCAAGGACGCAATGAGCATTCTGGAAACGTCCGCAAAAGCGGCGGCGGCTGGCAATGCGACCACCACGGACAGCGTGAATCTACTTTCAGCAGTAATGAAGGGCTACAAAGACGTTTCTGCAGAATCTGCGCAGAAAGTCGCTGATTTGTCCTTTGCGACCGTTCGACTCGGTCAGACCTCCTTCAGTGAACTGGCATCCAGCATCGGCAAAGTTGTCCCACTTTCTTCTGCGCTGAATGTTCAGCAAGAAGAATTGTACGGCGTCTTTGCTACTCTGACTGGTGTAACCGGTAGCACTGCGGAGGTCGCCACCCAGTATAAGGCTGTTCTGTCTGGTTTGATGACCCCGTCCAAGGACATGACCGCATCTCTGAAGAAGCTCGGCTTCTCTACAGCAGACGCAGCCATCAAGAGCCTCGGATTCCAAGGCACTCTCGAAGCACTGAAGGGCACTGTCCACGGTGACGAGCAGGCCATGGCAAAGCTGTTCAGTTCCACCGAGGCCCAGACCGCCGTGCTGGCCATGTGCGGCGCTCAGTCCGAGAACCTGACCAATAAGACCGCCGAAATGTACACGGCGACCGGCGCAGCAAATGCGGCGTTTGAAAAGCAGACCAATACACTGGATTATGATATTCAGATGATAAAAAATCTGGGAGCGAACTTTCTGACGGAAATCGGCACCAAAATCATACCATACGTGAAGGATCTGGCAGACGCTGCACTTCCCCGCGTACAATCCGGTTTGGAAGCTGCCGGAAGCTATGTAATCGGAACACTTATCCCCGCAGCGCAGCAGGCTGCCCAATGGGTCAGTGAGCATCGTGTTCTGCTGATAGCTCTGGGGGCTGGCATCACAGCGGCAGTCGTTGCTTACAAGGTAGCCACTACGGCAATGACCGCCTATAATGCAGCGATGGCCATTTATAAGGTAGTCTGCGCAGCCAGCGCAACAGGCACGTTTACTCTCGCCGGGGCGATGACGGCACTGAACCTCCCCATGCTGGCAGTCGTTGCGGCAATCGGTCTGGTCGTTGCAGCAGGCGTCCTTCTCTATAACAACTGGGATCTGGTAAAAGAAAAAGCTGGCGAGTTCGGAACTGGCGTTGTCTCCATATTCAAGGGAATGGCAAACGGAGTGATTGGGTTCATCAATGGAATCATCGGAGGAGTAAACCAGATGATTTCTGCAATCAATGGAATTTCACTGACTGTTCCTAGCTGGGTACCTGTAGTTGGAGGTCAAAAAATCGGATTCAGTCTGGGCACCATCCCAACTATCCCAGCGCTGGCCGCTGGCGGTATCGCAACCGCCCCCACAACGGCGCTGATTGGCGAAGGCGCGGAGCCGGAAGCGGTTCTGCCGCTTTCTAAGCTGGCCGATATGATCAAAGGATACCTCGCACTGAACCGTGGCAGTCAGCAGAGCGGAGTCGCAGGAACCGGCGGGGACGTAATTCATTTTTCGCCCACAATGTACTTCACCAGCAGCGCAAACGCCCAAGAGGTAAAACAGGCCGCGCGCCTGTCCTTTGAGGAATTCAAAAAATTCTATCGGCAGCTGAAAGCAGAGGAAAGCCGCAAAGGCTTTACACCTGCGAGGTAATCGGAGAGCTAAAGAATGAGCGAAACAACCACGCAAGCAGATCTGACCTACACCACCAAGCAAGGCGACATGTGGGACATGATCGCATATAAGGTATACGGCTCGGAGGAATACACCTCGTTTTTGATGCAGGCGAATTTCCCCCTGCTGGATATTTTTATTTTTGATGCCGGGACCATCGTGAACACTCCGGCACTCCCCGAAAAGCCCGTCGTCACGACGGCCCCAGCTTGGAGGACCTCATGAGCGCTAGAACCGCAACCGTCAATATTCTTGTCGATGGGAAAGCCATGGACAAAGAGCAGCGCAGCACTGTCACGAGCGTCACATACACGGACCCCGCAAGCGGAAAAGCTGACAGCTTGGACATTGCGGTGTCCGGCGGCGGAAACAAATGGATCACCGACTGGTATCCCGGAGAAGGCAAAGTGCTTTCGGCTACCATTGCTCTTTCGGACTGGGAGCAGGAAGGCGCACAGGACATCACACTCGACTGCGGAAAGTTTATTCTGGACGAGCCAAAGTTCTCCGGGTGGCCGGTATCCGGCACCCTCTCGGCTGTATCCACCCCTGCAAACAAGGGGTTCAGCAAAACCGAAAGAACCAAGACATGGGAAAACGTCACGCTAAAGGAAATCGGGAAAAACATCGCAGACCGGGCAGGAATTGCGCTGGCTTGGGATGTTTCTGGCAGCAGTTTTTCTATTTCCAGCGTTGAGCAATCCAAAGAAAATGACTGCACATTTTTCACAAACCTGTGCAATGATTACGGATTGCAGGTCAAAGTTTATTCCCACAAGCTCGTGGTCTATGACCGCGAGGCATACAAAAAGAAGGCAGTCGTTGATACCGTAGACGCCTCAGAATTCGCCAGCTGGGACGGTGGCCCGTCTATGTCGGAGGTCTACACAGGAGGAGAATACACCTATACCAACCCACAGACCAGCAAAAAAATTGTGGCGAAGGTTGGCGGCGGCGATAAAATCCTGAAAAAGTCCGGCAAGGCTGACAGCGCAGCGGATGCAGAACGCAAAATCAAAGCCTTGGTGAGCAATGCAAACCATGGACACATCAAACTCAATTTTGAAATGATGGGCAACGCGAAGTGGATTTCCACGCAGTGCATCCAGATCAACGGTCTGGGTGTCTTAAGTGGAAAATATTACCTCGACAGCGTATCGAACAAAGTAGATGGGAGCGGCGGCAGCACGGTATCTGTCGAGGCTTCCATGGTAGAGTAAAGGAGAGCAGCGAATGGACAGCAACGAAATTCGTGTCGGGAAAATCTCCTCGGTAGATTACACAAGCGGAACTGTCCGCGTAGTTTACGAGGATCAAGACGACGCAGTTACACGCCCCATCCCGCTGCTCTCTTTTGAGTATTTGATGCCGGAAGTTGACGACATGGTTCTGGTTCTGCATCTTTCCAACGGCACAGAAGCAGGCTTTGTTATTGGACGCCCATGGTCGGATCAGCGAGTTCCGCCGGAGAGCGGTCAAGGAATGTACCGAAAGGACTTCCATAATGAGGTCGGTAAAGCGTTTCTTCGCTTCAGCGAGAAAGACAACGAAACCATGACACTGCACGTCAAAAATCTCGTGATTGAGGCGGAGAATGTCACAGCCAAAGTGGAAAAAGACATTGTTCTGGATGCAACTGGGAACGTGACAATCAAAGCCGCTGGGAAGATTTCTGCGGAAGCAGCCGGAGCGCTCACTGTAAAGGGCTCCTCTGCAACGATTGACGCTCCTGCAACCTCTGTCACCGGCAGCATGACTGTTGCTCAGGACGCAACTGCAAGTGGTATTTCTGTGGCACACCATACGCACCCCACGCCGCACGGCGTATCTGGTGCGCCGCAGTAAAGGAGTTTTGAATGATCGGAGCATTTGGAACCTCTGTCATTTTCGAGGTGAGCGAGGACCGCGTCCTTGCATTCAAAAAGCTGACCCAAGATGTAAAAGGCCGCTGGGCATCCCACGAGACTCTCGGAGCAAAACCGAAAAAAGAATTTCTGGGAGCAGATGTACGAGAGTGTGCTCTGGAAATTTATCTCTCAGCCAGCCTTGGAATTCGTCCACGCACAACCTTGCAGGAGCTTGAGAAAATGGTCGAGTCGGGAGCCACAGAGTACCTTATTATCGGAGATATGCCGCTAAGCGAAAGCAAGTACGCCATCACCGCAGTCTCGGAGGCATGGAACAAAGTTTACAATGACGGCTCGCTTGTAAAGGCGACTGTGTCGATTACATTGGAGGAATACCCGAAATGAATTCTCTTCTCAGTTTGGCAAATAGCGAATTCGAGTATGAGGGGCAAGCCTCATACGATCGGAAGCAGAACCTCCTTCAGCAGGTGCGTCTCTTGACGTCAACCAGAAAAGGAAGCGTTCCGCTTGACCGGGATCTGGGGCTGGACTTCAGCTTTGTTGACCGGCCTATCGGAGTGGTTCGCAGTCTCTACGCTGCGCAGATCACCGAAGCAATATCAAAGTACATTCCGTCGCTGAAAATCGTAGAGATAAAGTGGAGTGGCAGCGCTGACGGTCACATTTATCCGAGGGTGGTGGTATCAGATGCCGGATAGTATCAAGAATATGCCGGACGTTTCCTTCATTGACGGAAAAAACGTGACCGATATTCGAGGCGAAATGGTAGAGGATTACGAAGCTTATGTCTCGAAAGCAACCGGCAGCAAGGTGAAGCTGTCCAGAGTTTCCCGCGACAGAATGATTTTGTATGCCTGCGCAAACGCCATTCACCAAGGCTTCCAGTATACTGACCGAGCTGGAAAGATGAATTTCCTCAAATGGTCCTATTCGGATTTTTTGGATCATCTGGGCAAATTTCGCCGCGTAACAAGGAACCCCGCCAGCGCAGCGACCACAACGCTGCGATTTACGGTATCGACCATCCGTGCATCGGCAACGCCTATTCCGCAAGGCACTCGCGCTGCCGCACTAAGCTCCGTCTACTTTTCCACAGACGAATATGCAGAGATACCAGCAAAAGCTTCCTACGTCGACGTTCCAGCGACCTGCGTAGAGGTTGGCAGCGCAGGAAACAGCTTCGCTGCAGGCGAGGTTTCCGAAATCGTCGACCCACTCCCCTACATTAAGAGCGTTGCCAATGTTTCGGAAACAGAAGGTGGCGCAGACATCGAGAGCGATGAATCCTATCAGGAACGAATCTGGTTGGCCCCTGAGTCCTACTCCGTAGCAGGCCCGGAAGGTGCCTATAAATACTGGGCTAAGACCTATTCAAGCGCCATCGGTGACGTTGTTGCAAACAGCGATCAGGCAGCCGGAGAGGTGGACATTGCATTTTTACTTTCCGATGGATCCATTCCCGGCCCCGAAACTATATCCGGCCTGCAGGAGTTTCTGAAGAACGACGGCATCCGTCCATTGACAGATAAAGTCGTGGTATCCTCCCCGGCAGAAGTCAAATATTCCATTTCCCTGACATATTACATCGACCGCAGCAATGCAACGATTGCTGTGTCCATCCAGACGGCAGTTGATGCGGCGGTTCAGGAGTACATCCTCTGGCAGCGCAAAATTGGTCGGGATATTAACCCCTCCAAGCTGGTTTCTCTGATTATGGCAGCAGGAGCAAAACGTGTAGACGTCACCTCTCCGATCTACACCAAGGTCGGCGAAGCAGCTGTTGCTCTTCTGACTGGAACCGTCACGGCGAATTACGGAGGGTTGGAAGATGATTAAATTTCAGGACATCCAGCCAGCCGACATTCTCCCGGAAGGCCTGCGGGACGACGTGAGCGCTCTGGGCATTGCCTACGCGATCTGCCGCCAGATTGAGAAATGGTGTGCGTTCAATGACGGAATCATGATCTATTACATGATTGCATCCCTGCCGGACGAAATTTTGGATCTCATGGCCGCAGAGTACAGAACCCCAGCATACAGCACAAAGTACAGCACCGACGTGAAAAGAACGCTGATTGCTGACACTATGCTGTATTTCATGAAGCTGGGAACGCCTATGGCGGTGCGCCGGATTATCACCTCCATCTTCCAAAACGGAACTGTTTCGGAATGGTTCGAGTATGGCGGCGAACCGCACCACTTCCGCATCAACATCTCAAATCCCAATGTTGGGCCGAATGATCTGGACGAATTTGTGCGGCAGCTTCGGAACGTGAAACGCCTTTCCTCTTGGCTGGATAGCATTTCCAGCAAATTGGACATTGAAGCCGCCGCCATCGGCATCGGGTATTGGGTACACACCGGCGATTTTATCCGCCTAAACCCGATGATCATTGAGGATGTGGCTCGCCAGATCACCAGTACACCATATACAGGAATCGGGCTGGCCACCATTGACCATGTGACCGTTCCAGCAGAATAGGAGAGATAAAGATAAATGTTCAACGCCCCGGTATTTACCACGGCAGGCAAAGCCCTGCTTACTCGGAATATTGCCGGTGAACAGATCAGGTTCACCACCATTCAGATGGGAAGCGGGTACATTTCGGGGTCCATCGACGCAATGACGGCGCTTGTCAAGGTGGAGGCCACAGTTTCAGCCAGCGCCAAAAACGAAGATGGACAGTATGTCAATGTTTCCGCAGCCTTCACAAATCAGAGTTTAGAGAATGGCTTCTACTGGCGCGAAATCGGCGTATTTGCAGCAAACCCCAGTGCTCCGAACGACCGATCGCAGGATATTCTCTATTGCTATCAAAATGCATACGATACCGCCGAGTTCATCCCGCCCCCGTCAGCCGCAACGATTGAAAAGGGAATCTCCATACCAATCATCGTCGGCGATACCTCCAAGGTCTCGGCTCTCCTAGACAAGACCCTTGTTCTGACCACGCAGAAAGACTTGGAGGACCACAACAACAATAAAGACGCTCATGGTCCTTTTTATGAGAAGATTCAGAACTGGGTCAAGGAACAGCTCAAAAACTTCACAGGGATGGTCAAGACCATCAACGGCGGAAAACCGGATGCAAGCGGGAATATCGACCTGAATTTCATGCCCAAGAGCGGCGGCACCTTCACAGGGAGAATCAACTTTCTGAGCAGCGCTCATTTCATTGACGGTGGCAATGCCACATTGAAAAACCTGACCACGACCGGCGATATTTCCAGCACGGGGAGCATTCATTCCGGCGGAAACATCGATGCCACTGGATACGTTACTGGTGCCAAGACCTACCACGGAGTTTACAACGATTACGCGGAGCTCTTCCCCAGAGGTGAAGAAACGAGGCCGGGTGACATCATCGCCCTCGACCTGAGCAGCCAGAAGGAGCGCTATGTCAAGGCAACCCGCGCCTCCCGCAGGGTTGTGGGCGTCCACAGCGACGAGTTTGCAACGCTGATCGGAGGAAAGACACCGACGGATGGCAGCGACCTTCTCGCCGCAAATGAAAAAGATTTTATCCCTGTATCTCTGGCTGGCCGCGTGAGGACGTGGGTCATCGGCCCAGTACACACTGGCGACCTTATCGTCCCCTCCACGACCCCCGGCGTCGGATGTGCACCACAAGCCTGCACTTCGCCGACGCAGGCACAGGTGGTTGGATATGCGGTCGAAGGTGACGACAGAACCGACCTGCGGCGCATTCGCATTAGAATTGGAGGCTGACCAATGGCAAATCAAGGTGAATTTATTACGGCAGCCGAGTTTCTCAATTTGAAGGCAGCTCTTCAGACCGAGGTGCAGCGCCGCAGCAACAGCAGGTCCGTCGGATCAATGGCAGCTTATGCGGGCAGCACTTACCAGTACACGGAGCCGCCCAACAAGGATACCGTCGAATTTAAGTTTGAGCATATCGAAAAAATCACAAAACCTTTGGATGCAATCACAGGCGGAAAGCTTACCCCGGAGGCTGGCGGATATGTGGACGCTGACACTTTGGACGCCGCAGCGCTGAAGGTTTCAGAATTGAGCGGCAAAAGACTCACAGTGGCCACCCAGAAAGAAACCGGCTGCGCCGCAAGCTGCTCTGGACTTTGCTACACAGGATGCTATTCTGCCTGTACTGGATGCACCGGCACATGTCAGGGAACCTGTCAAGGAAGCTGTTCGACGACCTGCACCGGCGGGTGCAAAAACCAATGCACAAGCTGCGGCGGAAGCTGCTCCAATAATTGTACCAACGGCTGCTCTGGCGGATGCAAAAACACCTGCAGTGGCGGATGCAGCGGCGGGTGCTATACCGAGTGCGACAGCTGCGGCGGAAGTTGCTCAAATGATTGCGACAGCAGCTGCTCCGGCGATTGCACCGGAGACTGCGAGGCCTGCAAACGCAGCTGTCAGGCTGGCTGCTCTCAGGACGGATGCACCGGCACCTGCTCCGTCACCTGTGGCGATGAAGCCGCCTGTCACGGCAGCTGTTCAGGCGGATGCAGCAGTAGCTGCTCCGGCATTTGCAAGAGCGGTAGCTTTTTCTGAAAGAGGTGGTTAAATGCCTACTGCAAACATTGCCCCCGCCAGCGCCCCGGAATTTCAGTCCTACGACCGACACGAGTGCCTTTATAAATTCCTCATGATGAAGCCTTTCAGCGCCGCAGATTTCACAAAGGAAATGAAGCTATTCCCCAAAGAGGGGCGTTTCTTCAATTCCCTTTGCTACATGGGGGTTTACAAAAACACCGGGATCACTGATTTTTCTGCATGGCTCACGGAATGTACGGCTGCGGTCAAAAGCATCGCTTCGGCCTGTGGGCGCATTCTTCGAAGCGATGCAGAACGGGATTTATACGCTTGGGGTCTGGCGGTGCACACCTTCGTTTTTGATGATACGCACTCTCAGATGCCCATCAACGAAGATCTCCTGTTCAGAATTTTTGATATTCCGCCCGACACGGAAGAGGCTCTCTGGGCGCTGTATCAGATCGGCGCAGCAGCTCTTGACAAGATGGAGTATACCCCGCGAGAGGGGCGAAACCTCTCTCTGTTCACTCGCCTGCTGATGGAAACACTCCGAATCAAGGACGATTTCGAGGCACTAAAAACAGTTCACTATGACACCGAGAAAGGGATAATCAATTATGGCTGAAAGTACATTTCGACTGGCCGAGGAGGAAAGTCTGACCATTGAGCGCCTCAGCTACATCTATGAAAGCAACAAGGCCGTTGTGGCGATTCTGGCACGTGAGCTGGCAAACGCCGAAAACCCGGACGCAAAGGAAATGTTGCGCGAGGTATGCAACTCCTGCCGTGCGTCTTTCCTGAAAATGAGAGTGGCTCAGGACGCCGTTCTTAGTGCCCTGATTGAGGGCTTCTATTCTAAGAGGGTAGAGTTCGCCTTCGATTTTAAGGCGCAGGAGGTGCACTGCAAATGGTGACACGAAGCGAAGATTATTCCAACTTTGTCCACCGACTTTTCAACAACGGAAACCTCGGGTTGGAAGCCTGCCGAAATATTACTTTTCAGGTGACCGGTGACTGCACTTTGCGATGCTCATATTGCTATGAGCACCACAAAAGCTGCGGTGCCATGAGTCTGGAAACTGGGAAGAGGATCATTGATTACATCATCGACCTTTACGAGGACGGCACCGGCGATTTTATCAACAAAAAAACTCAGGGTGTCGTTTTGGATTTCATCGGTGGTGAGCCGCTCTTGGAAGCGGATCTGATCGAGAAGATCACGGATTACTGGTTCAAGCAATGCTGGAGGCGCAAGTGCCCGCTCTGGACAAGGGCACGGGTCAGCTTCGCCACCAACGGTCAGCTGTGGTTCAGCGATGCAGCACAGCACCTCTTTCATAAATACCATGAAATCATGAGCGTCACCGTTTCCATCGACGGCGTTCAGGAGCTTCACGATAAGTTCCGGGTGGACAAGAACGGCGTCGGCAGCTTTGAAAAGGCATGGGCTGCATTTCAGGACGGGAAGAAATACGGCTGGCTCAACTGCAAGATGACCTTCGTTGGAACCAGCTTCAAATTTATTTTTCCCAGCGTAAAACAGATGATCTCGGAAGGGTGCAAAGAAATCCATTGCAATTATGCCTTCGAGCCTGTTTATACCGAGCAGGAAGCTCGGATCCTTTACACCGAGCTGCGACGGCTGGCCGATTACCTCATTTCGGATGCACCTGACGTTTGGGTTGGGATCCTCGACCCGAACATTGGGCAGCCCTCTCACGATGACAAGAACTGGTGCGGCGGCACCGGCGAGATGTTGAGCTTTGCCCCGGACGGCAAAGCGTACCCGTGTGTCAGATATGCCCCCATATCCGTGGGTGCAGCTTTGGCAGAGCCTATGTGCTTGGGCGACTGCTACACGGGTCTCTATACCACCGAGAAGCAGCGGGAAACCAAGGCCATGCTGGACGCTATCACACGAACCAGTCAAAGCCCGGAAAAATGCCTGAGCTGCCCGGTGGCCACCGGCTGCGGATGGTGCAGCGGCTACAATTACGAGAGCTGCGGAACCCCCAACTGCCGGAATACGAATATCTGCCTCGCGCACAAGGCCCGCTGCCTTGCGGTTTGCTATTACGTCAATAAGCGCTCCCTGATCATCGGTGACATTAGACCGAAAGAGATTTATCTGCCCCGCGAGGAAGCGGTACAGCTGATCGGAGAGGATGCAACCGCAGCGCTTTGGACCTTGGCAGAGGAAGCCAAGAACAATGTGGAGGTGAAAATCTAATGGCAGCATTATTCAAGCCCGGCGTCCTTACCACCGACGGCAAGGCGCTGCTGGCAAAATGGCAGGCTGGCGGAGCAACGCCGCAGATCACTCACGCGGCGATTGGTTCCGGCAGCTACACCAAGACCGAGGACGCCTCAACCAGAACGTCCCTCAAAGCGGAAAAGCTCCGCGTCGGTATCAGTTCCGCAGCCGCAGACGGCGACACCCTGAACCTTCGTTTTGTGTTCAGCAATGACAACGTAACCACCGGCTTTTCCGTAACCGAGGTTGGCGTCTTTGCAAAGGACCCGGACAAGGGCGAGGTTCTTTACAGCATTTCGGTCAGTGCAGACGAGAGCGTGGCCGACTTCTTCCCCGCGTACAGCGGCAACCATAGCGTCAGCTCTATTTTCGACTACTACATCAAAACGTCCAACTCCGAAAACGTAACTATTCTGGGCGGCACCGGCGCTTTTGCTCTCGCGGATGATATGATCCAGACGCAGCGCCGGGTCAATGCTTTAGAATCCTGCGGCTTTGTCGTGGTAGACGGCGAGCTCTGCGTGAAGTATACCAAACCAACAACTTGAAAGGAGTAAAAACTCATGGCAAATTCGGAAATCATCTCCCCGGTTTATAAGGACGAAACCGCTCAGGAGAACGGCAAAAAGCTGGACACCATTGCAATTTTGCTTGGTAACATCGCAGCGTCCCAGCGAGCCATTGCAAACGCACAGCCGGAAGTCAGCATGGACGTTGACCTGAACACCGTCCGGCAGATCGTCGCCAGCGGCGCAGCCCCGAAAATCTACCCGCTCGGCACCCAGCTGGTCAACACCTACACCGACAAGGACGGCAAAACTTACAGTTGCCCTTGGGACGTCGTCCAGCCGGACGACACCGCAGAGAGCGAAACCGGCAGCACCGCCCCGGCCCTTACCATGCAGATGCACTACGCAACTCTGTATGACATCCCCTTCTCGGCAAATCAGGCATTCTACATCGTCCCGGAGGCTGGCCTGCCCGCTGGCACCTACCATGTGACCTTCGGCTTCAACTGGGGCACGAACGTCAAGACCGGCACCACATGGCAGTTCACCACGAGCAAGGCGCTGGCGGCAGGGACCCTGCTCTGCGGTTTCTACAATGCGCCGGATGTGGCCATCACTTCCTGCAAGGTGTACGCCTACAAGGATCAGTACAAGAGCGAGCTTCTCGACACCTGTACCGTTTCTTCCGGCGACGAGGGCACCGACCTCGGCACCTTCATGCAGAAGGAAAACGGCGACCTGAACAGCCTTCAGGCTGTGGCCTACGGCGACAACCGCTGGTGGAAATCTGTATACCGCCAGTGGCTGAACAGCGACCAGCCCGCCACGAAGTGGTGGACCCCGCAGGACAAGTGGGACATGATGCCCGATTGCGCAAAGACCATTCCGGGCTTCCTGGCGGGCTTCTCGGAGGATTTCAAGAACGCCCTGACCCGCACCAAGGTCGTGACCTATGGCAATACGGTGACGGACGACGGCTCGGCGGTGATCACCTACGACAAGGTGTTCCTGCCGTCGCTGGAAGAAATCTATTGCAATCCTCAGATCAAGGGCGAGGGCACATACTGGCCCTATTGGAAAGAGGCCACTGGTGCCACAGCGCCGCAGGCGCTGTGGCAGACCTACCCGCTGCGCATCACCCGCGATCTGGCGCAGCCGACCGTGGGCCGGCACGTCCGCTTGCGCTCTGCGTATAGAGGCGGCGCGAGCTACGTGTTCAACGTGAACTCTGATGGCTACGTGAGCTCCTGGGGCGCCATCAGCGCGATTCGGTCTGCCCCGGCTTGCAAAATCACCACACTGGGCCAGTAATCGCCGGACAATACCTTGTCCGGCGGGAAAGCGAGTAACCTTCAATGGCAATGCGAAAAGACCAAATTGCTGATAACAAATTCACCCTTCCTAACGACGCCCGCGATCTGGCGCTCTATGTGCGGCAAATCACGCAGAACGTGAAGGTCTTTGATCCAGCGATTGACGCCAACCTCCCAGCGCAGCTGCGGGCAACAGCGGATCAAATTTATTTTGATATTTTTGAAGCCAACGGCGTGCGGGTGGACAGCGCAGACACCAAGAAGGAGCGCCTCGCCCTCCAGAAAAGAGCAATCCGGCTTTGCACCCGAATGCTGGCCTTGATGGATATGGCCCGTTGCTGTTTCCATCTTTCTGGCAAACGGTGCGTTTTCTGGGGAAGGAACGTGCGCGACATCCGGCAGCGCTGCCGGGACTGGCACGAAAGTGATTCAAAACGCTATAAGGCGTTTTGATATAAATGGCTGTAGGCTATTGGGCCGGAACGTCCGCTTGCGCTCTGCGAATAGAGGCAACGCGAACAACGTGTTCAACGTGAACTCTGATGGCAACGTGAACAACTGGAACGCCATCAACGCGATTCGGTCTGCCCCGGATTGGACGGCAGCAAGCCCACAAAGGCTCTTGCATAGCAAGGGTTGGGCGTAAAACCGCCGTGCAAGGAGCCGAGTGCCATGTCTGCCCATTTTTCGGACAGATGAACAATATTCGCCGGACGCAGCTGCCCCACGGGACTGCCTGCTATCACCCGGCGAAACCTTGCAGGAGACTAAAGTGCAAGATGAAGAAATAATTGGGTTTGATGCTCTATATGCCTCCATGAACCTGTGCGCAAAGAATGTCCGCCGAAAGGCAAATGTTGGACGATTTTTGATGTATGGCATGGACGAAATTCTCAAGCTCCAAGAAGATCTCGAAAACGGCACGTATAGACCTCGCCCGACATCGACTGTAAAAATCACATACCCAAAGCCACGAACCGCCGTTGCAGCGAGTTTCCGTGATCGGGTATACCAGCGCTCTCTAAACGATAATTCAGTTTATCCCAGAATGACCGCCAGCTTCGTCCGGCACAACGCCGCCTGTCAGAAGGACAAAGGAACCGACTGGGCACGTGAACAGGTGAAGTTCTTCCTAGAAAGGGAGTTCCGACAGCACGGCCCGGACGGTTGCGCTCTTCTGATTGACGTCCACGGATATTATGCCTCCATTCGGCATGAGATCACAAACCAGAGGTTTGAACGGAAGCTGCCACCCAGCCATTACAAGCGGGTGCGGGATGTTCTGGATCACCAGTATTCAGGTGAAACCGGGTATAACCCGGGAAGCCAGATGGTCCAGCTGGCCGGGATCTCCGTCCCTGACCCCATCGACCATTACATAAAAGAACGCCTACGGGCAGACAAGTATCTTCGTTTTATGGATGATAGCATCATAGTCCACCACAGCAAAGAGCAGTTGGAGGAATGGTGCGAGGCCATCCGGCAGCAATATGCTGCTATCGGTCTGGAACTTCACCCAAGGAAAACGCGGATCGTTCGCCTGCAGGACGGCTTCCGGTATATGGGCTTTATTTATCGACTGACGCCGCAAGGTAAAGTCATAATGACGGTTGACCCCAAAAACGTAAAATCAGAGCGCAAGCGCCTATTTCGGCTGGCGCAGCTCGTCAAGGCGGGCAAGAAACCGAAATCTGCCCTATATGAGCAGTACCGCTCTTGGAAAGCCCATGCGGCAAAAGGCAACTCCGACAAATTGCTTGGTCGCATGGATGAATACATCAAAACACTATTGGAGGGTATCCCATGAAAATTGTGTACAGCTCTAGCGGCGTCCAGCAGGGCCGCGAAACCGAGAACCGTGACGCTGCTATTGCAAACGCTGCGTCTATGATCGACTATCTGTGCATTTTGGAGGGCGTCCCGACCGAGGACGACACCACCGCGACCGCCGAGGGAGGTCTGGAGAATGAGTGAGAAGAAGCACAGCCCCGCATTTAACATCGCCGTCAAAGAGTACAACGCAGGCCGCTGGAACAAAGCCATGCTGAAAATTCTGGTGGAGCGTAAGCCGCAGCGTCTGACCGAAGATGAGTATCAGGAGATCACCGGCGAGCCGTACTCCGCATAACGGCATGGGGGACAGATGGAGCTACAACTTATCGAATTTCTGATAGACACCGTCGAATCCCTCCTTCACATCGTAAGGCAGCAGAACAGCCAGCTTTCGCAACTCGGAGCCGTGGCCGCAGAGGAACAGCTCCAAGACATCGAGGCCGCCTATTCTGCCGTTCTGAAAAATGACAGCGGGAAGGAGGTGGACAAAGCCAATGTGGATTGATGTGGATACCATCATCAAGACTGCCGCCCTTGTGACGGCTCTGGGGGTCCTTGGCGGCGTGGCTGTATCGCTTTACAGAGCATCCGAGCGGGACAGAAAGCAAAGCGAGATCATCAAGGAGATGATGGCCGAACAATCCCTGATTTGCTATGGCCTGCGAGGCGCACTTCAGGGTCTCATTGAGCAGGGGTGCAACGGCCCCTGCAAAGACGCACTGGAAAAGCTCAACAAGCACCTGAATCAAGAAGCTCACCACAATAATGATTTATAAACAGGAGGAAAACTATGAATATCACCGAAATTGCAACCGCCATTCTGCCCAACGTCATGGAGATCATCGGTACCATTGCCATGTTCATGGCTGCCAAGATCGGCATTCCTTGGCTCCGTGAACAGCGCATCTTCTCGCTGGTCCGCAAGCTGGTCAAGGGCGCAGAGAAAGCCGCAGAAGCTGGCAAGATTCCCAAGACCGACAAGCACGCTCTGGTCGTCAGGTTGCTCAAGATGAAGGGCATCGAGGTCACGCCCTTCTTGGACACTTTCATCGATGCCGCCATCAAGGAGATGGACGAGGTGGCCGAGAACATCGCCGACGAAATCACCAAAGAATAACACATTCAGACCTTCCCCGGTGGGTGCAGCAGCCCGCCGGGGAGAAAGGAGGTCGCTCCCATGAGCAACAGTTCTCTGATCTCCTACACCAAGATCAGCCCGAACAGGACAAGCCCCCGCAAGAAGCCCATCCGCAAGATCACCATCCACCACATGGCTGGCAATCTGACCGTGGAGCAGTGCGGCGCAGTTTTCACCCCGACCAGCCGCAGGGCAAGTTCCAACTACGGCATCGGCACCGATGGCCGCATCGGGATGTACGTCGAGGAAAAGGACCGGGCATGGACCTCCAGCAGCCCGGACAATGATAATCAGGCCATCACCATCGAGGTGGCGAACAACACCCTCGGTCCGAACTGGACTGTGAGCGACAAGGCGATGGCCTCGCTCATCGACCTGTGCGTAGACATCTGCAAGCGCAACGGCATCCAGAGGCTCAACTTCACCGGCGACAAGACCGGGAACCTCACGATGCACTGCTACTTCAAGTCCACGCTCTGCCCCGGCCCCTACCTCAAAAGCAAGTTCCCGTACATCGCCAGCGAGGTCAACAAGCGACTGGGCGCAGAGGCTGCCCCGGAGCCGTTCACCGTTCAGATCACGGCCAGCAGCCTGAATGTCCGCAAAGGGCCGGGCACGAGCTACGCCGTCGCCCAGACCGTGAGCAAGGGGCAGGTTTTCACCATCGTGCAGCAGCAGGGCGGCTGGGGCAAGCTGAAGAGCGGAGCCGGATGGATCAGCCTGAAGTACACCGCCAGAAAGTGAGGGCACCATGCAAGCAGAAGAACTGAAGTATTTGTCCCACGAAGCGGTCATCAAGAAGGTTGCACCGCTGGCCACCTTGGACAACGTCGTGTCCGGCATCCCGGCAGCAATCACCCTCGCCCAGTTCATCATTGAAAGTTTCTGGGGCCGGTCTCCGCTGGCCTCGGCCTCCAACAACTGCTTCGGGATGAAGAAGAACCTCTCCGGCAACAACTGGCCCGGCTCCACATGGACCGGGAAAAGCATGACGTGGGTATCTTCGGAGGCCAGCAGCGGAGGGACCGTCCGGCAGCCCTCCGAGTTCCGGGTGTACGCCAGCGTCGAGGACTCCATCGCCGACCACAGCGCATACCTCGCCGGGGCAATGAACGGCACCGACCTGCGGTACAAGGGGCTGCGCTGGCAGCTGGACTACCGCACCGCCGCCCAGATCATCAAGGACGGCGGGTACGCCACCGCTCCGGACTACGTCGAGGTTCTCTGCGCCATGATCGAGCGGTACAACCTGACCCAGTACAACGTGGCGCAGCCGCCCTTTCTGGTTCGGGTGACCGTCCCGATGGTCGCCGCCCGGAAAGGCCCCGGCAGTGAATACCCCGCCACCGTGGTCGTCCGTGGCCCGAACGTCTTCACCATCACCGAGGTGCAGGGCAGCTACGGCAGACTCAAGAGCGGAGCCGGGTGGCTCAATCTCCGCTACGCAGAGTGGATCTGCAGCGAGTAAAACCACACGCAAAACAAAGGGCAGATGCACAATAGCACCTGCCCTTTTCTGCGCCCGCACAGAAAGCCCCTGCGTGGCGTTTTGTGTATTCAGAATAAAGTTACACCCCCGGAGAGTTTACACGCTTCTCCGGGGGTGTTTTTTCCGTTGGAAAAATCAAGGCTCAAGGGGCGGCTTTGAAGCCCATACGAGCAAGGTACTTCTCAGCCTGCGGCAGCTGGGTGAATGTGCGGCTCCTGCGCTTCTGGCGATCACGCCCGATCACAAGCGTTTCGCCGATGCCCTGAACCACCCACGTCTCCTTCCCGTGCTTCCATGCCCGATTGAAATAGACGGCCTCGCCCTTTGCGTTCACCATTTTCATAATTTGTACCCCCTTACAAGATTTTGAAAGTCATAGGTGCGAACAGGCACCCGATCTGAAACGGCAATGTCGCCGTCGTGCGTGTATGCCTTGCACTGGAAGAACCCCTCGGAATGGTCGTGGCTCTCAGTCACCTCGCTGCGCTTCAGATTGACCTCGAACACTGAAACCTGAAGCACTCCCCGGATGATTAGGAACTTGCAAGCATCCAGCGGGGAGCGGCAGAGGAACACCTCCCCGAAAGGCCCGGCTTTCAGAACGCCGTCCTTTTGGATGCTTGCCGCAGCCTCCTTTGTGGTAGCGTGGTAGAATTTCACGATGCAGACCCCCTCGGCTTACTTCTTCCGTATACCGCCATCTGGATAAATTCGGCATCGGCAGCAATCGACCCGACAGACGTTTGTGTGGATTTAATTCGGAATGATCCTTGTATAAATTTTTCCAGAACGCTCACCGTGTACTTCATTATGGCGGCCCCGAAGAAATTTGTAAGGATCTCGATGACCTTATCTTCATGGCCGCCATAATCGCACTCGTAGACTTTATGTTCCGGGATGAAATACACCCAAAAGACAGCCTGAGCCATATCATGCCCCGCCTTTATGTCGAGGCAGATGGTCTCCGTTTTCAGGTAGCGAATTGCGCGATCCGTCAACTGATGCAGTTCCTTTTCCCCGATGGTGCAGCCATCCGGGAAAAGTTCTTCCATGAACTGCCGGAAACGCTGATCTCCGGCGTTACCCTCGAACACGTCATGCCAAACCGTAGCATAATCGTTCAGTTCCTCTCTTTTCCCGAAAAGAATCGTGCAAGCCATCTTTACAAAGTTCTCCGGGGATTCGACCCTGAAGTTCATATGTTCCACACTCATTCCTCCTTCACAACGACGATCGAGATACCAGCAGCCCCGCCGAGGGCCTCATACGGCTCCGGGTAAGTCAGTACCACACGGTATCCCTCCCACTTGGCATCGTTCTCCGCAGCGAACTGCACCGGCCCGAAGAACAGCCCATCCCGGTCGCACGGAACCGGGTGATCGGAGCAGATCCAGATCGGGGTGTCGTCCTCGATCACGTTCAGCAGATCCAGCAGCTTCACGGTTCAGCCCTCCTTTACCCGACCGATCTTGTCGCAGGGAACGAACTTCTCGCCGGTCCACTTTGCGAATTTCTTCTCGGTGTTGCTGCCACGGTAGTCCTTCTGGCCGTAACCGTAGACCTGACCCTCGACAGGCTCCGTAACCACAAGGTCACCGGCCTCGCCCTGATAACCATCCCCGGTGTAGGTGCCGACCTGCTGCGAAAAGTCGTATTTCCCGGCAGGGGTCATGGTGCAGACCCAAGGGGTGCCATACCGACGCTGGTTAAAAGAGCTGTAGCTGGCAATGATGGCGTTGGAAACAGTAGACATTTCTAAGTCCTCCTAAAATTTCGTTCACGATATGCAGGTGGTTCCCGCGACCTTCCCGGCTGGCTGCCGGGAGGTTTCGGCCCTTACCGGGGGCCATCATCAGGCGGGTTACGCGTTGAGATAGATTGCAAGAGAGGTCAACGCACTTTCCATCCCGAAGCCGTAGAAATGCTCCTGCATATCATCGGAATTCTCCATCTTGCGGGCCTGCTTCAAAACAGCGTTCATTGCCTCTTCCAGCTCTTTAGAGGTGATGGTCTCTTTCATTGTTCAGTCCTCCTTAGTCTTTGATCTCACACACGTCGGTCACTTCGTAGACATCCAGACCGTGCCCGGTCTCGTCCACCAGCCGCTGCACGGCTACGTTCCGGGCGTCCACCGGGTCGATTGCGTTGACCTCGTAGCAGTCCCAGAACTTATCAACCGTGTTGTAGACGTACACCTTATAGCGTTTCACGATTCAGACCTCCTTCTTAGTAGCAAACAGTGGATTCGTTGATGCGGATGAACTTTCCGTACTTCTTGCCGAGCCGCTCTGCGCAGATGTAATTGTACACATCCAGCCGGTTTCTGAACTTCGGATCTCTGTCGGTGAACACCAGCGTCTCGTTTCTGAAGATTGCCTCGAACTTCGTATACTTGGTCATTTTGATTTACCCCCGTCCTTTATTGTGTCTATATATTACCATACATACGCATGGTTATCAAGATGTATACTGCACAAATAACAATGCGTATGTATGGTTATTTCGTCAAATTGACAAAGCCATACACACGCAGTATAATAGACCATGAAAAGGAGTGATCGCCGCGTGAGAAAACTGACATTGACCGAGAACATGACCCCCATCGACAAAAAGCTGATCGAAAAGGGCATGACCAGATCCGACCTGTCCAAACAGAGCGGGGTGCCGCTTCGGACCATTGAGTCATGGTGCCGCCGCCTCCGGGTGCCCCGTGACGTTTACCAGTTGCTCAAGCTGGCAAAGGTTCTCGGCTGCCAGATCGAGGACCTGATCGAGCCGGAGGCCGGGGAAAAGAAGCAAGAAGAATAAGAAAACCCCCGGCATCGCTGCCGGGGGCCTTTTCGTTATTCAGATCTCAAACCCTGCGTTTTTGACGGTCTCGGCGATGGCGTTATAGGTGCGCTTGCCGAGAGTGGAGTACCACCGCTCCTTGTAGGCATCCCGCCGACCGTCCGAGTAGAACCACGCCCGGCAGACCCCGGTCTCCAGATTGACGAACAGCTTAACATCCAGCGTGGAGGTATGCTCTCCGTACCAGCAGGTCTGCACCTGCTTCTCGTATTTTTTGGAGAGCAGCGTGTGTTCACACGCAAACTCCGTGGACTGTGCGGCGGTGAAGCCCTGAGCCTTCAGCATATCAACCAGAACGTTCTTCATTGCGATGCCCTCCTTAATTCTTGTTGACGGCCAGTGCCCGGTTCAGGTCGGCCATGACGGTGAATTTGTTATCGACGAAGATCTTCAACTCAGCGGACTCATCGCTCCACAGCTTCAGAGCGGTGATCAGGTAGTCATAGGAGCTGCCATAGTAGGCGAGAGCCTCGGCCTCTTTGCGGTTCAGCGTGATCTGATATTTTGCAGAGTTTGCGAAGTATTTAGCGGTCATTTTTGATTTACCCCCGTCCTTTATTGTGTCTGTATATTACCATACATACGCATTGTTTACAAGAGCTAAAACGTACAAATAACAATGCGCGTGTATGGTTATTTTGTCAATAAATAAACCCCGCCTTTTGAGGGGCGGGGCGATCTTTTACAGCAGTTCTTTCTTCAGGGTGGCGACGACCTCAAGCGCCTCGCTTTGATCGGCGATGAACTTCTGAAATTCTTCGGAATTCAGCGCACCATAGGAAGTGGTCTGGATGGAGAAGTCCGGGGCTTTCTCGCCGAACACATCCTCGTTGTAGTAGATCTTCGGGAGATAGCAGCCGCTCTCATACGGCTCGGTGACGGAGATGGAGTGACGGGTGCGGCCATCGGCATAGACGGCATCATCGACGCAGACCTCGTAACGACCTACAGTGTAGGTGTTGCGGGTGTAGCTGTTACCGTTGGCTTCCTTGTGCAGTTCCTCGACCTTAATCATTTTCATTTTGTTGTCCACCTTTCCTTTACTGTGGCTATATATTACCATACGCACGTATTGTTTTCAAGGTGTACAATGCACAATTATTGACTGTACTATGTTGTTTATATTGTCAGCAGGGCAAAAAGAAAAGGCACCCGGCTATCAAGGCCGAGTGCCTATTTCTTTACCGCTCAGGGAGCGGCATGGTCAGGACGAAGAACGCACCCACGAAGTAAATCGTGGGGGGTTCGCCTGATTCACATTTGGTGGAGGCGATGGGAGTCGAACCCATGTCCGAAAAGAGTT